GATAGTCCAAGGGGTATCGGAATTAGTAAGATACCTGTCAATATCTACTTCGTCGCCATCATCTACGAACCTGCGCTTGCGCTTGCATGACATCCCCATACCTTTGATATTGTTGACTTTTACTTTTGATTCCAAAAGCCTGCGGATTTTTTTGTAGTGAGTTAGCAAAGTTGGCGTAGTACGTCCATGATTAAGCGCTTCCATGTGCATGTCATATGTATCAAAGTAATTGCCATAACGCCATTTTTTATCATAATTTTTATCAGAATATTCCCAATCATTTGCTTTTATCTCAGATTGTAAATGCTTTAAGCTATCGAACTTAAGTACTGGATACTTGTCCATTATTTGTACTCCCTTTTTAGTTGTTTGATATTGACCTTATCAAGTTCCTCAGGGGTCCATGAAGTGGTAATCCTGTCGATATACCAATTCATTGACTTTCCTGCTTTTTGCCATATTTGAGCATCGGCAAATCGTCTACTACTAACAATTCTCTCATGAATATGCTCTTTATTCATACGTTGTCTAAGCTCCCATAACATGCTTGCCCACCTCTCATTGCCCTCACCAATGATTGCTTTTTCCAAGCCTTTGTCATAGTCGATGAATATGGTAACGTCGCCAAGTCTATCAAGTGTTGCCGAGTCTTGTTGCTCCCTGCCACTATATGAAAAGTCTTGTCCGTCACCAAAGGTATTCATACAGCTAGCATCGAAGTAATTCTCATGTTTCCAAGCAACTTGATTGTAAGTCCTATTCGGTACTGCAATATAGCCTTGTCCGTCTAGCATAGCATTTCTAATAAGTCCAGCATTACCATCCATAGCATCGGCTTCATCCCATAAGTTAAGACCGCCATTTTCAAACTTATCGACAGCAAGTCCTGTATGATATTTACCATGCGCATCCATCTTGCCGAGTAGCATAGCTTCGCTAAGTCCTGCTGAACATCCGATATATTGAAAGCTAGTTTTTGAATCCATGTCGTTGACTGTTGCTAGCTTATCCCAAACTTGTTGAACGAGGGTTGACTTACCTGTACCTGCAGGTCCCACTAGCAGTGCTGTCTTTTTGTAATGTAAAGCCTCATATACATCAGTAAATTTTGGATGGGTCAAAGTACTACTAAGGTCGATAGTAGGTCTGTCTTTGATTTCAATAGTGACAGGTTTGACCGATTGTTCGGCTTGCGCTAGCAATTCTTTCATCTCGCCTTCCATTTTACTAGCGACGTTAAGTACATCGGATTCTACCTCGTCCTTTAGTTTCTGTGATACAGCGTTAACAATCATTTCTTCCATGCTACCAGCCGAAGGCTGCGAAGTGCTAGCACCGCTACTAGGTGACGGCATAGTTGGCTTTTGCGGTTCACCACCATTCGGTGCATTTCCATCTCGTAAAAATTGTTTACGTTCGTCATTTGTAGCGGTTTGTACCCAAGACCTTGGTTTACCAAGTTCCTTGCATTTATCAATGCAGTGAGCTTTTAGCTCTTTTGTCGTCATATAAGATATGTCGTTGTAAGAATAGTTTGCCATTTTCGGTTCCTTTTTTTTGGTTACATGTTTTTATTTAAGGTACACTTTGTTTAACCTTAAATATAAAACATTAAGTTTTTTGCTAGCTCGGCTTACCACATTATATGCAGTGCCAACACTATCGGTGTTGTTAGATAAAATATGAACAATACTTTTAACAAGAATTCCCATACTTTGTCGTCGTCTAAGTTCATTTTGTACCCTTTATATTTTTATTACAATTATTACATTTTGTATCTTCGTCTAATTCGTGACATCCATTCCACCCTTCGTAATTGTCGCCACTTTTTAGCTGATGACAATAATTTGAACAATAGTAATTATGATTTATAATATCATTATTTTTATCTTTTATAAATTCAATATGCATTTTATTGCCTTTCTAGTTTATTGTTAGTTGGATTAAAATATCTTACAGTCTTTAAATCATTTGACCAATTCTGACCACTTGGTGCAATTATTTTAAATCTACCATCTTTTTGTTTATAGACTTTAAAGTCCTTCATTTTTTGACCGAAAAATTTCATAGTATTTCTGCTAAAGAAATAAGGTGAGGTTTTTTTGGTCCGCTTTTTTATTTCATATATAGTCATTAGATATTGTCCTTATCTGTATTGTTTTGATGGGAATAAATCGTTATATCGATTTACTTTATTTGCTAGCCTTAAGGCTGAACCCGTATCACTAAAGTGATTGACTTGATTGAAACCTCGTGACTCTTTACCTGTCACTTTTAAAGTGAATTTTTCGCCGTGTTTTTTCGTCGTCGTTTTGATTGCTGTTACCATGTTTAACCCTCTTTTACTAGTTAATATATTATATTCATAAATTCATATAATATATATAACTAGTTATAAAGAGGTTATAAATAGGCGGTTCGTTAGTTGTGTATTGTATATGCTTTTAAATTGGCTTGATATGGATGTTTTATCTCGTAGGGGGTATGATGCTAGCATAAAGCAATAAAAATCGATTTATAGCTATGTTTTAAGCTTTTTAAAGCTATTCTAAGTTTTTATTTATGGGTATTGTTTTAATATTGGTAAGTATAGGATAAAAAAAAAGGGCTAACCGATTAAAGCTAGCCCTTTTATGTAGATAAGGTTCTTATCTATTTATACTGGCAAGAACAATGGTGATTCACGCTATTATCAATACATTGTAGACATTCGTCGCTGTTCTCTATTTCTTCTAGCCAAGCTTGCAATTCTAGCTCTCTACAATATTCTTTTAGTGGTAAGTCTAGATTCGGCAATGCTAGCAAATCAAATCCAAAATCTTTTTGAAAGTCCTCAATAATTGCATCGGCTTCTATTCGTGCTAGCTTTTGATTAAGTGTTATTGGATTGTCGTTAATAGTGATAGTATTATTTTGTAACATAATTTGTCCTTTTTTTATGTTGGTTTTTTTTGGCGTTGTTGCCATGCTTTATTTTACAGCATTATATAGTGCTAGCGCAAGCTCTAAAATCTGGCTAAAATCCTGCTGTCAAGTCTTTTTTTTGTGAGCGTTATGAGCGTTTATATCGTCAGAAGTCAAGAAAAAAGTCAAGTCAACGCAATTTGCAGTACGCGTTTCGCATATGCGCGTACACGCGTTATATATATGACCCCTCCATAAAAATTTTGCACAGTTTTTAACATTCGCATAGCATAGCCATAGCAATCGCATTGCCATCGCATAGCACTGCATAAGCAGTATAAACCTTAGGTTTATAGATAACATAGATATATTATTTAAAATAAAAGGTTTACTTATATGCTTTATAAACCTTAGGTTTACAGCCACCAACACACAAAAAAGGAGAACACATGGGATATGAATTAAAAGAACTCGGAGGAAACTTATTTACCAATCAAGGTAAGCAAAAGGAAACGCAGCCTGATTTTACTGGTAATGTAAAAGTAAATGGAGTAGTATATAGCATAGCAGGTTGGAAGAATACTTCTAAGAACACTGGTAATGAATATACAAGTCTAAAGCTTGAACCAAAAGAAGATGACAACCCATTTTAAAACTTGAAAGTAAAATGCAAAGGAAAAGAGTTTGATATCTATGAAACAAATGAAGCAGACTCTCTTAAAATTAAGACCATTGAAAACTGGCGTGAAGCAAAGACTGGCGATTGGATTCTCACTCATGACAATAAGATTGTGCGATGTATTGGCAGGCGTAGTTACAAGCTTACAGGCAAGCCTAAATCGATTACTCTTATCCGTACAGGTTTTGGAGAAACTCCCACTTACTACAAAAAAATCTACGCCAAACAGCAAAAGAACTGGACAGGAGATGAACTGGTATACAAGCAGTACGTTAGAAACGTTCCGCCTACAACACTCCAAAAGCGTTTTGCCGACTATCTCTCCAAACATGGAACAATCGACAAAAATGGACAGTTCGATTCCCAATCGATTGTGGATGCATATACCAGTTCCTTCAGTGAGAACAATCCCCAGCAAGCGCTTAGAAGAGGTGTTAGAATTTTACGCAAGAAACACATCACTGATAGGATTAGCATGAATATGCGTGAAAAGTTTATGGAGATTGGTATTGATGATGAATGGATTGCCAATCAGTATAAAGATTTAATAATAGATGCCCCACCAAATGCAAAACTAAATGCACTCAACAGAGTTTCCGATTTATTAGGACACACAAAGAAAGAAAAAGAAGAAAAGACACAAAATATTATTATGATATCAGATGGAGATAAGAAACTGCTAGCAGAGGCACGAAAAGAATTATCAGATAAAGACATTGGTAAATTAATTAATATTGTAAAAGACAAAGGAATAGATGGTGTTCTTGAAACGGAAAATACCGAAAGCAACTATATCGATTGAGATAGATACCAATTATTCTGGTGTCATTATGCTTGATAACAAAGAAACATTTGTAGAGCCAAAAGTTTCAGAGTTAATTTTAAATATGATTGAACATATCGATGAGCTTAATAGTAAGCTTGATATATATGAAAATAACTTTCTAGGAAAAGCAGATGCCTAAATATTTATCTACAAATCAACTTCGATTCACAGATGGAACATCAAGATTGAAAACTACATTGATAAAGGGAATCAAAAAATTACGCAACAAAAAAAAGAAAAAGGCATCAACGAAGAAATCAAACAAATGATATCAGACAGACTTGATTTGGGTCAATCTAAATATAAACAAGACGTACCTTTAGATGATGATAGAGATTTTGTGCAAGAAACATTGGAAGAGCTATTAGATGCTTGCGTTTATTTAAGCGCACAGATACTAAGGGTAAAAAATAAGATTAAGTAATGCAGTTATCTTACACTATAGAAGAAAGAGAAGCACTAATGAAAAGAATGTATTTAGATATATTCTTTTTTGCAAAATTTATTCTTGGCGACCCAAATCTACCTATGCATTACCATATAAGAAGCAAGTCACCT